TGTGACACCATCTGTATTAGCTGAGATTACATGTATACCTTCTAACTCATACGCTTCAATAAGCATAAGCAAGCTAAGCTCTCCAGTAATAGTAGTAAACATAGTGAGTTGTCTATCATAGATCCACGACTGCATATCAGAAGATTTACCATATACAGAATTGACAGCAAGCTTAAGAGCCCCAACAATCCCTGCAATGCGTTTATCTTTCTTAGCCTGTGGTTTAAGTTCCAGACGCCTTTCAAACATACGTTTATAACCAGTAAGAAACTTTTTACCAAGATGTTGAGGATACCTACCATTATTGATAATAATAGCAGGATAATAACTAGAAACGTCCCAATCAATGATTTCATATTCATCATCAGCTTCAAATACCTCTGGTTTGTTCTCTGTGTGTAAGCCACCTTTAGCAAACGTATAAGTGTTGCCATAAAAATTTATACTTTCTTTAAAGTCATCATTAAGTCCTAATACAAGTTTATCTATATATTTTTTGAACTCAATAAGCTGACCAGTTTGAAACTTTAAATAATCAGGTCTACAGTTTTTTACAACGATTTTCTTTCTGAAGAATCCTGTGCGAGGTAAATTAGCATATGTTATTTTCTCCTCTTCACAATAATACTTCTTAATCATCTCATCACCAATCTTACTATCAGAATAATTAATACAGTTAATACCAAACTCTTCTTGTATATCTAGTCTTAGCTGCAATTGATTATTGCCTTTGTATAATGGATGATCTGTATCACCTGTTGTAACCTTGAAGAACTCATAGGTTGCCATAACGTCATTCACACAATATTTCATTGTAACATCTATCTCTTCTTGAGTCATGTCACGTTTTGTGTGATGTATAGGCATCTCCTCGATGTTCTCAAGATCCATCTCAAACTCAAGACGTTTAAGGCTAACCATACGATTCTTATTATCGTAGTGATTAACTTTGAACAAATCTATCTGTTTGAACGACAAATCCTCTTCACGATATTCTGGGAACTGTTCGTAATTAGCATCTTCAATCACATCTTGAGCCTTCTGTGCAATCTTAGCACATATTTCTAACCCACTATGTTCATACCAATTGTTATAATTACGCAGCACCCATTCTACCACTTGAGCATCAAAACGAAGATTATTATAACCCACCCAATAATAATCTGGTTTGTCAAGCAATAGCTTTACAAATGCATCAAAATTATCATGCCATTGGCTAATTAGGAAATCATAATGTTTATCTTCTTTTGGATCATAGACATGTATCAGAAATAACTCCTGCATTGTCTCGATATCATAAATTAATACCTCCATGAATTCATGATTATTGTGAGTTTAAAGATATCCATCCTGTTATAATGTATTTAGTTTTAGTGTGACTAACTTGTCCACGATGTGTGTGAGTCCAATCAGCAGGAAAGAATAATAACTTACCTTGCTGCGCTGGTTCTATATGTTGTTGAAACATAAACTCTGTACCACCATCTTCAACATCATTTAGATAGATCATCCATACAAATAGTCTAATCTTTTTTTCTGTTGATTCATAATGCCAAGCTTTAAAACCTTGACCTGGAAGATATCTTTGAATATTATATGCATCAATATTAACTGTAGTGTTTAAAAATATGGGAAACTTATCCATATATTTATACATCTCAACAATCATATTATCAACAATATCATCTAACTTATCTCCATACAGTCTTTTAACTGTACTATTATTTTCTTCAGCAACATTAAAATCTGAAGATTCTTTTACATTAGTATCTATTCCTCCACCAATATATCCATCAAATGTATATTTATCATTTGCTTCGAATATTTCAATAATCTCCTCACATTCTTGTTTAGTGAGGAGATTCTTTCTATGTATGAAATCTACTAGTTCCATTGTTCTAACGCTGTCCTGGTTTTATTAGTCTTGATCTCACGTAAGTTATACTTCTCAAGATATTGTCTTTTACTACGCATATGCTCAATCTGTAATTCTTCATCAACAGATCTAAATACATTGACGATAGCTTTAATCACCTGTGGTGATTCTATTTCTGGTGCTTTATTGTTCATAGTTCGATTAATTATAGCAGACACCATTATAGTGAATGCAAAAGTTAAAACATAAAATACTGGATGTGCTTTAGTTATCGTCTCCATCATAATAGTCATCTAAGTCTATTGCTTCATAAATATCATCTGATGTTATCCATTCAGGCACCTCCATATCTTTAACATACTCATCACAATATGTGAGTAGTTTCATGCTCTTGATAGTGATGTCATCTTCACCTGGTTCTTCTAATGTTGCAGGTGCATAATAATGAGACCATTTGATTTCTACAGTACAATAAACATCATCTTGTGTTGGATGATAAAACTCTGCATGTGTTGATCCTGTCGTTGTCATAGTACAATGATTGCTTTATCGTTTAATAATACAGGCTTACCTGCAGAATCTATTTGTACATCTACTACAGTGCCCATGTAATGTGCCAAAAGAGCAGGAGGTGCACTAACAATCTTGCCATCTTTTTGAACCACCCACGCCATACGAGAACTAGGTACAACTACATTGTCTTCATTATCAACTAATACAGGATTACTTTGATCTTGTACTGTCAGCTTTAACTTTATTGTTTTCATGATATTTTAATTGAGATTTTAAGTTTCTTCTATCTAACTCTGGATAATTACTATAAGTGGTATCAGTGTTACCTGATAAAGGAGAGCTAACAACTAAAACTACGCCATATAAAAACGTTACAGTTCTTATACAAAAGTATAATATTATAACTGTCAATAGTACTGCTGTTACTCTATCCTTTACCATCCTCTTTCTGATTTAGGTAGTATCAATATACCACTCTTTGTGTATTTACCTGTTAACTTCTCTGGAACATAAATTTCTTCATCAACTATTATGCTAAATGGCTCCTGATTATAATTGTTAAAGTCATCATGACTAAATCTATTACTATTTGGATCACCTTCTTGCTTAATTTCAATGAATATCATCAATCCTACTAACATCAAAAAACCAACAAGAATTACAAATGCTGCCATTATCCATGACAATAATTCTGCTTTGTCTTCTGCTTTCATTAGTCTAATAGTTTAGATATTACACTACGTTCAACTTGGTCCTCTATATTCTTGCGAGCTCTTTCAGCTGCTACAGTAATCTCTACATCTGTAAACAGATATGCGTTATACTGTCCATTACTATTTAAAATTACAGCTTGATAAGTATTATTAGCTGCCTTCTTCTTGTCCTGGTTCTTAACCTTTACAAGTTTACCCACTCTAGTTTTAATCATTATATATTTGGTTTAATTAATAATTCAGTTAATGTGTTTCTTGATCCTAATATAACAGGAACAGTATTAAATGCTAACGTCCATCTATCTTTACTTGTAGCCATGTCTGGTACAGAGTGAGGTAGATAGCTAGGAAATAATAATATCTCACTATTAGCCACAGGTATAGTAGCAACAGTTTGAGCATATGGATTACCTTCAAATAAATTAGGATTAACCTCTGGCTCTAATCTATAAACTGTTGATCTATCTACATCAGCCTTATAAAACTTTATAAGTGTGCTGTTATCTGGTACATCCATGTAATACACACCTGAAATTACAGAATTATGATGATAATGTGCGTGTGTGCCACCACCATTTATATTTCTATTAACCCAACTCTGTGTTATCATGATGTCACCATCAATAGCCAATCCATGTACATAAAAGTCTTTAACCTCTTTCTCAATATAAGCCTTTAGTTTCTCCATACCTGGTAAGTCTAAACAATATGACTCTATTGATTTAAAATGATTAAGATCTTTGGTAATATCATTACCATACACATGCTCCATTTCAAGCTGTTTTAATTTCCATATTTCATCTTTGAAATACTCCTGTACTCTCACTCTGAGCACAGGAGTTGGAAATAAACTCATTATTTCTAAGTTTTCCATTTATTTTAGTTCTTCAAATAACTGTTTTAACTTACCTTCTTCTTGAGTAGCAAGAATAAAGTCTTTCTTCTTATCATGTAGTTTCTTCATGAACTTTTTATGATCGTAATTTACAGAGTTTTTACAAAAACTTACATACTCTGAACACAAATAAAAGTTCTCATGTCTATTCTGACGTTTCAGTATGCTTAATACATCTGTTAATTGATCAAGAATCTTAACTACATGTTCTTCTTCTATAATTCTAAATTCACCATTCTTTATTTTTTTAGTAATAGGTGAATTACCAACACGAGAATAAGGTATTTGATTTGCTAATATCGTAGCCAATACAGTGAATTCTAAATCATAGATATTAAAATATGTATTAAGCTTAACATAGTCATTTTCTAATGATGCCCATGCAGTTACATAATCTTGTATAACCCAGCTCTTAGATGATGCATTTAATAATGCAATCTTTTCTACTAAGTCTTTCTTATCTTTAACATCAATAAATACATAAGGTATATCTACACCATTACGCAACAACGCATTAAATAAATGTTGACCATCGATAATATACCAAGCTAGTTTACCATCAATAAATGATATACTAGTTAATACAATAGGTCTAATGATACCCATCTTTGTAACTGAGTTAGCCAACTTTGTTACATGCGAAGGTAAAATTGGTCTATTGATGCCTGCTAAATACTTAACTGATTTCTTACTTTTGTCTGTTATCCAATTCTTGAAGTTTTCTTTTGTCAATCCTGGGTTTTCTAATTTCAACGTTTTTTTCATCATTTCTAGTTTTAAATTGTATTTCTTGTTTATTAAATCATTTCTTCGTTATTGAATGTGTTGTATTCCCAATCATCATCGTCATCAAAGTCATCAAACTCTTGATCGATATAAAAGACCACATCACCATTCTTCTCAAGCACTGGTTCACCATCGTCATACGTAAGTATTTCAATGTAGCCCCTAGCAGAACAATAATTCATTTGCTCTACAGATAAATATATCTGATGAGGATGTGCTACAATTGTTGGTGCTATATCAGGATTAGTGCTTGTACTCATTACGAGATATGGCCTTACAGGAAGACCATGTTTCTCAATATACTTACCTTGATCTCTTGGAACGACATCAAGCTCATATATATGAACATATGGATTGTCTTGAACAAGTCCATGCATAGATACAAAGTACATCCCTTTCTCTAATTGATCAGGATGATACTCTGGAAATATTAACTGTACGTTAGTGTATTTCATTTAGCTCTTTCAGTTGATTTTGAAGCTCTGCAATCTTAGCCAATCTTCGTTTTTCACGATTATCATCTAATTTTGCTATAAAGGTAATAATATCTTCCTTACTACGCAATATGATCTCATCTAATTCAACATCAGTAACATTCTCTATATCAATATTGATATTATTACTAATGTAATCATCTTTTTGATATAGAGCAACTTCTAACTTTCTGTTAGCTAGAAATGATACAGCATAATAATCTGCGCCACCTCTTCTTACACTTATCCAAGTGGATACTAAAATAGTTTGGTCATCTATATTGTTGACCTGAATTGTACTACGTAATTGCTTAGCTAGTCTCACTAGCTCATTTAATTGATCTCTCATGTTTATACATGTTTAGAATGTGAAAAAATAAAAGAGCTCAAGGACAATGTCCAAGAGCTCTAAACAACCACCTTTTAACCTATTTCATGCTGATGTAGCCACTTGAATGCAATTGATCAAGTAAGCTAATTTTAATCTGCACTACCACAAAGTTATTGACATAAGCGAAGTCATGTATAACTAATGGGTAATCTTTGCACCAATCATAGTATTGACGCAAAGTAAAGTCTAGTGTTGCCATCTTATTGATGATTTAGAATGTGTGAATAATTTATGTATTAGTGGCAGTTATTTCCTTGAACGCTCATGTACAGCAATACATATACATGACACTGATATAAATATGAACATACAAGCTGTCCATATATTGTTTTGTTGCAACATTGCACCAAATGCTAGCACTCCCATTATTGCAGGGAATATATAATTTAATCTTTCCATAACTAATTAGTTTCAAAGAATTCTATTTTACTAGGAGTACTAGTCATCTTCTTATAAATCAATTGAGCTTTAACAGCATGAATAGCTGTACCATAAGCACTAATAGCAGCTTGTGCAGCTTTAATATCTGCTGTCTTGTTATATGTCTTAGTTAACTTATCACCAATTTTTTGACACACAATGCGCACATCATCTACTGTTACTGTTTCTATCGAGTTAACTACTATTAACTCTGCTACTTCTTGTTTTTTTACTTGCTTTTTCATAATGATTTTGATTGTTTAATTTGACGTAATAATAATACTTGTTTTCTTTTCATGTCTACCATTTCTTGTGTTACATCAATGTATTCAAGATCACCTGGTCTAATTATTAAAGATTTAATATAATAATCTGTTAAATTTTCTGTTTGAAAAACGTTATACTCTTTACGTCTAATTATCTCTTTCTCTTTGTTTTTAGAATGCCAATCTTTTGAGTATTGTTTTCTTCCATGCTTAGTACTCATTTCATGTACATACAATTTTAGACAAGGTTTACATTTAGCAAACATTTTACCATTCCATTTAAAATCATAATCAGATATATGCTTATTTTCATTACAAGTTGTGCATCTTTTATAATTATCAATGATTGGATATCTTTTACTAGGTTTTATTCCTCGTAATCTATTATATTTTGTAACACGTATCTTTGAACAATCTCTACACATAGTTTCTGGAGAAAATGAACCATCTTTATTAGGTTTACATCTATTTTTAAATAAAGACACTTGCTTTATAATATGACAATCACCACACTCTTTGTGACCATCAATAACTGGATATAATAGTTTCATAATGCTATATAATAGTTTAAAAGAAAGAGTGTCCTAATTGAACACTCTATCTAAATATGATTGATTAAGTAGATAATACTCTCTAGCTGGAAATATACTCAACCACCAACCAAAGAATAAAGAATATATCATACTCCAAGGACTACTACGTAATATGTCCACATAACTAGCATTACTAAATACTAGACCAACAAGCGACAACATCATATAGATGCTAACAAACGATAGGAGATATACTCCTAATAAGATAATAGATTTCATGTTTGAAATATTTAAAAGGTTAAAAAATACAATAAATAATAAGCAGTTTAAATTCATGCTTAGGAATAATAGTTTTAATAAGCCAGGTCTATCAACTGAGCACAATGATACAGATGGTGATGAAATACTTGTTAGTAAGACTTTCTCTCATCACCCTTCTTGTATTAACTTTTAGTTTTGGACACTACTGGTGGAAAGTTATTAAACCACCTCACGCATAGTACACTCATCTAAGAACTACCAAAGACTTATGTCTAACTGTCGTAGTCAGGACAGGATTCGAACCTGTATGTTTGGATTCATTTACGTTGCCTCTACCCCTTAGTACATTTCAACTAATTTGACAGGTCGTACCAAACTTCTGTTACCATGCAGTAGCGTCTACCAATTTCGCCACCTGACTATATGAGAGGACTGATTACCCTCTCTGTACCTTTTAGCAGGTTGAAGCTATCTATCTCCACACCAGGACGTATCCTTACAGTGGCTGGTTGTTACCAATGAATGACTGTGATAGAACATGTTCATCATTCATTAGGCTCGAGACTTATCCCCTCTGCATTCAATTGTAATAAGTAGCACCTGTCAGGTAGGTGTTATCTAATGGTGTCTAACATTCAGTATACGTGAATGTATTCCCTGCTTGTTCTTATTACAATTGCTATCCCTTGGGAAGATAGAATGATGCATTAAATAAAAGGGAGAACTAGTCTCCCTATTTGAACAACGTTAATGGATGAACTCCAGAACTAATCAATCGTTTAATCTCAATGATGGCATCAAGGAACTCATCTTCATCAGAAGCCTGAACTACATATGCATCATCATCATTACCAATTAGTATCCATTCTATGACATAAGTCTTTGCTTTATCTATAACTAATAATGTATCAGCAGAGAAAGCAAGTAATTGATCATATCCTTCATCATTTATTAATGGAGATGATAATGTTTTATATTCTATTAATGTAAGCATATATTTATTAGTTAATGCTATATATTTTCAGTGTTCACCACAATTATAGCGTTGGTTAAAAGGATATTATTACCTGTGAAGGGTTACACTGCATCATTTTTACTCACATATGAATATAAAACTAATGCTATTTTACCATCAAAGTTACTTTCTTCCTAGTAGTCAATGATAATATAACATTAGAATTATATACATACATATATAAGGGCTTTATGGCCCCACCAACCCACCCTTATATATAAAAAAAGGGGACAAAGTCCCCTTGGTGCTAGCCAAGCACGATGGTGCCTTCTGGCGAGAAGACAGATTCAGGTGTGAACACCTTCATCTTGATGTCACCAACGCGCTGTCCAGCAGGTGCAGCAGTAGGTGCGTGGATGAAAGTACGCTCTTCGCCATCTTCATTGATAGTGGTTGCTATCTTGAAGCCAACGATGTGACCAATGTCCACCTTACCAGCACGAACTAAATCACTCAAAGGTGCAGAGCAACTAATAAAGAAATTATCAGAACCCTTTTGAATGCGTACTGAGACATTCTTTGTAAGATCCTTCAAGTTGCGAGCTGAAGCAAAGCTAATGATTGCATCAGGACCTGACCATGCAGCGATAGTTTCATGTTCAGTAAAGTTGCTAGTAGCAGAGGTGTAAGCTTGTAATTGTAACATGGTATTTAAATTTAGATTGGTTGTGGCTACAGGCATGGGGACACCCCCAACCCAGCCAAGCATAGGAGGGGTCACAATTGGAAGTACCCTCCCCTCCCATGGACACGAGGGGTATGGGGGTTATGAAAAATTTTGGTGGGGGAGCCAATGAGAAATTTCCTTTTGACAAATTTTGCAGTGTGGAATATTCTTGCCATCTTTGGGGGGGGAAGGGGGGGCTTCCACTAAAACAGACACATCATGATAGATATAAGATTAAACAGTCCTTCTAGGTTTGGCATAGGTTTTGAATATAGGAGTAAAGAGTTACACTATTATTCTACAAAGAAGCTAGACATTCATCTTTTAATAATTACGATTTCTTTTGTAATTACAAAATTTAATATATAATATAGCAATGGGATTTTAATCATTCATTGAAATATCAATGATTATACATATATTTGCCACAAACTAAATATGAAAACTGAAAAGAAGATAATTGTTCAGAAGTTTCTAAGGAAGATAGAAGACAATTATGCTATGGCAGAGAAGTATTACAGTGTGCTTTCTACGATTAACAATTTGAAGCTTACACAGAGAGAGGTGCAGCTTGTAGCATTTACAGCCATTCGAGGAAACATTTCCTATTCGTCTATCAGAGAGGATTTTTGCAAGAAGTACAATTCTACGTCCCCTACAATTAACAACATTATATCGAAGCTGAAGAGAATTGGTGTGTTTGTTAAAGATGGGAGTAAGATAAAAGTCAATCCTGTAATCATCCTTAATTTCTCTAATGATATAACGTTAGAGGTAAAGATGGAGCATAATGAATAAACCACAGAGCATGTCTCATAAGGATTTTCTCATAAGAACATTAGCTGTAAAGCTGGCTGTTAATGAGAAGCTCATAGAGGCTATTGTTAATCATCAATTTCAGAGTGCTAATGAGGCTATGGATATAAACCATTCCATAGAATTGTCAGGATTTGGGAAGTTTATGCTTAATGTTAAAAAGGCTCACAGAAAGATGAACAAGCTTGTAGGGAAAAGAGATACATTTCAAGCTACAGTGGATGATGAAACAAAGACAGAGGCTGAGAGAAAAAAGGCTGGTGTTGTAGTAAGTAAAACAATCGATCAAATAAATCTATTAAAACCAACGATAGACCATGATTAACTTTGATAAAGTAAAACAGTTTAAACAAATCTACGAAGGCTGGAAAAATATGTTAATTCCCCCTTCTGAAATGAAAGCAACAATTGAGCAGGTGAGCAAGGACAGATTGGAGATCTGCGAGGCTTGCCCAAAGCATTCTAAGAATCATCAGACAAATAGACCTGATGATCACTGCACAGAATGTGGTTGTATGTTAAGAGCTAAGGTGGCATGTTTATCATGCATGTGCCCATTAAGACATTGGGTGCCTGTGGTACAGTCTCCTGAAGAAGAAGAAAAATTAAAAAAACAAACCATGTAGATATGGCTATTATAAAGAAGGTTCCTCTTGATGAGATTATAGATGTCTTCATGGACTTGTATAACAAAGGTGTGGATTTCATTGACATAATAGCCTCTGAACAAGAGAACAGAATCTCTGTCATTTTTAGTGAAGAATACATCAATGCAGAAGCTGTAGATAACTTTGAATTGAAAGATGTTGAAATCGATATAGAAACTAAGTTGTCAGATGAGGATTTTAACCAACTTATATAATGAAACCAAACTACTATGAAAAAATTCTTGCAGTTCTTACAGAATTAAAAGAAACCTTCCCCACCTATAACCTTGGCAGGCACTTAGAAACAGCTCTAGATGGGTATAAAGATATCTGGGGAATGACAGACAAAGAGATGCACTGGGCACTCATCAAATACAAGGCACAAATCACAATGGATATACCTCATCCAGATGACTCTGAGATAGATAAGATTATTAAAGATGGAATGCAGTTACACAACATACTGCACGAAGACGAAGAAGACCTAGATTAACATGGCAGCACCAAAGAAAACTACATACATTAACACTGAGCTCGAATGGGCTGAAGAACAATTAAAATCTTGGAGACAATATGTGGATGCAAATCCTATGCATGAGCTTAAGGATAGGATTGAATGGAAGCCTACAGGTAAAGGTGGACTTCTGCCTATGGTGATTGCTTCTATTGAGGCTCAGGGCAAGTTCATCCAAGAGACAATGAAGAACTATTTAGCTCTTCTCGAAGTGGTAGATAAACTACGTGAAAAAGAGGAAGCAAAAGTAGAAGTGAGAGGTGGTGCAGGAATGAGCTCTAAGGCTGAGAAATGGTTAAAGCAACGTAATGAAACTACATAAGGTTGATTACAAAGATTGGTTGATGAATCAAAAGCGTCTACCCACACCTGGCAGTGTTGAGTATGATGCTTTTTATGCATTTCATGAGGAGCTTTGTAAGAATGGTTGTATGATGGGAGACACATACATTAACCCTTTCTTATACTGGCATCTAAATGCATGGCATACAGAGATTGACGTTATTGATGACTATGGTAGAATAGCACAGAAATATGCTAACCCATCTCTACGTGATAATGAATGGATAGTAAGCTCTGAGATTGATAGAGCACAGAAAGAGAAAAAAGGCTTAGTTATCCTAGGCATCAGACGTTTTGCTAAGTCTGTTCTAGAGGCATCATATGTGTCCCATGGGGCAACGTTTGATGAGAACTCACAGAACATTATAGCTGGCCTAAATGCAGCAGATATTAAGCTTATTACAGATAAGATTGACAAAGGGTTAAACTATCTACCAGAAGCCTGGAAATGGCAACGTGTAGAGGATAATTGGAAGAACCAAGTAACCCTTGGTATAAAGACAAGAGGAGGAGAACGTATTCCCTTCTCACAAATATTAATACGTAACTTAGACGAAGGTAATAACGAAGAAGCTATTGCTGGTACAAAACCTAGAAGATTAATTATAGATGAAATTGGTAAAGGAAATTTCCTACGAGGCTTTCAAGCAGCTGTCCCTGGCTTCACAACACCCTTTGGTTGGGGCTGCTCACCAATTCTTACTGGTACTGGTGGGGATATGAAGAAATTCATGGACGCTAAGTCCTTGATGTTCGACGTAGGTAACTACAACTTCCTAGAGTACAACAACGCTAAAGATGAAAAACGTATACATGGCTTATTTATCTCTCATAAGTTTAGGATGGAAGCCAAGTATGAAAGCTCTCTTGGTGCATATTTAGAGCTACCAAAAAAGAGTGATCTATATAACGTAAAGATGATGGTAAGTGATGAAGAGCTTGCCACAAAGATAACCAACGATAATTTAGAGAGACTTAAGAAGGCTGGTGATAGACTAGCTTATCTGAAAGAAAAAATGTACTACCCACAGGAGGTAGATGATATTTTCTTAAATGAAGACAGTAACATTTTTGATATAGAGGGAGCGAAACGACAAAAGGCCAGACTTCTAGCTAATGAACGTACTGGTACACCTGTTGTGCTATATGATGATGGTGATGGTATAAAGCATGAGTTTACAGACAAAATGCCCATTACCAACTTCCCTCTTAAGAATACAGATCATAAGGATGCTCCTATAGTTATATATGAGTTTCCTGTAGAGAATCCTCCTTATGGATTATATGTAGCAGGAGTCGATCCATATCGTCAAGGTAAAGCTGCTTATTCTACATCATTAGGAGCTGTATACATTTATAAAAGGATGCATGCAATTACAGGTGAGAAATATCAAGATATGTTTGTAGCTTCATACTGTGCTCGTCCTGATAAAAAGGAAGTTTGGGAAGAACAAGCTAGGCTCTTGATTAAATATTATAATGCTAGAGCATTGTGTGAGAATGATGAGGTTTCGTTTATTGATTACATGATTTCTAAAAACGATGCTCACTATTTAGAGAAGCAGCCTGAATGGTTGAAGGAGGTTGTACCTAATACAACAGTGAGACGTGATTATGGTATACATCGTTCAGCAGAAAAGATTAGAGACTTTCTACATGGATGTCTTAAGAAATACACAGAGCAAACTCTTCTTGTTGAAAAGAACGATGCAGGAGAAGTAATTAATGAGAAGAAAGGTATGGTTAAGATATTTGACCCTGTCCTTTTGGAAGAAATGATTCAGTATAATGAAGATGGTAACTTTGACAGAATCATTGCAGCTGAATTAGCAGTAGCATTAGCTATGAAAATGGATCCTATTATGGGAAGAGTGGGATCTTCAGGAGATGCTAGAGTAATGGCTATGCATTCTAAAACTAAGAAAAATAAATTATTTGCAGAGTCCAGAGGGCTTTTCAATAATAGACCTAAACAAAAACTGTTTACATAATGGCAATTATTAGATATACCAAAGATGCAACTATTAGATACGCATATCTAAACATCTTTCCTGATCAGTTCAAGACTGAGAAGGAGAAAATGGATGAGAGTTGGATCAAGAATACAATGGACTATTTTGCTAATAAGTCCTATGCTGAATACGTAAAAAATAGAGATACGTTTGTTAAGAACTATGATCTTGTTAAGGGTATCCTTCGTATGGAGGACTTTTATCAATCAGCTCCTCAGGTGAAAAGTTTCACAGATATGTTGACAGCTGATCTTGAATTACCAGCTTATGTAAAGATGTATTCAATCATCACAACTCCTTTAAATGAGCTTGTAGGTGAGATATCAAAACGTCCTGATGCATTTAGAGTTAAAGCATTTGATGATGATAGTAAAGCAGAAGAGCTTGAGTTTAAGACAGGTATTCTTCAAGAATACGTAATTAATCAAGTTAGAACTAAACTTGTAGAAAAGGCTAATTTACAAGGAGTTGAAATGGGTGATGAGGAACTTCAAGAGATGACAATGCAACAAGTTCAGGATGAACTTGATTCATATACATCTGTAGCAGAGAAATGGGCTAACCATATTCTTACTTGTCAAAAGGCAGACTTTACATTAAAGGAGAAATCAGAAGATGCATTTAGAGATATGTTAATATCTGCTCGTGAGTTCTATCATATTTATGAGGATAACTCTAAGTTAGGATATAATATTGAAGTAGCTAACCCTAAGAACACATGGTTCCTATCTACACCAGATCGTAAATATGTATCAGATCCAACAGGACGTGCTCAAGGTGCATATGCTGCTGGTACTGTGCAGGTTATGGAGCTCTCTGAGATTATTGAGAGTATACCTGATATTACTAAAGATGAAATTGATCACTTACGTTCATCTTTACAAGACTATGGTTTGATTAACGTTCGTGAGTCTAATCTTGGTAATCCTGATGCAGGTAATGGTATTGATTCAATTCAATACGATACATTCGATCCACTTGTTCTTCAGACTCGTATGATGATTGAGTCTGAGATGAAACAGAATGATGATGGGTTACAAGACTTCTTAGGACTTACGTCAAATGTGTCTTCATTTGGATACAAGTATGTAGTGGTACGTGCTTATTGGATCTCTAAGAAAAAGATTGGTAAACTAATCTATCTTGATGAAATGGGCAATGAGCAATCAATGCTTGTTGATGAGAACTACAAGAGTAATACAATGCCTACTCAGATTTCATTAGAGTGGGGATGGATTAACCAATGGTATCAAGGTATTAAGATTGGACCAGATATCTACCACATTAAACCATTCAAGTTATTGAACTATTGCCCTATTATTGGATTGGTGCATGAGATTAAGAACACAGAAGCTAAGTCTTTAGTGGACTTGATGAAACCATTCCAAGTTCTTTACAATGTTTGTATGAATCAATTATACAAGTTATTAGAGAAGGAAATTGGTAAGGTGCAATTGATGTCTATTCGTCACATTCCTATTCCTAAAGATGGAGATGCACAAGATGCTCTTGATATCTGGGAAATGGAAGCACGTAATCGTGGTGTTGTATTTATTGATGACAGTCCAGAGAACTTAAAATCCCCAAGCTCATTCAATCAATTCAGAGATATTGATATGACACGTACGCAGGAGATTCAATCTAGATATACACTGGCTCAGCAACTTAAGAATGAGTGTTGGGAACTTGTAGGTATGTCTAAGCAACGTTTAGGCTCCATCTCAGCCTCTGAAACTGCTACAGGTACTAATACTGCTATTACACAATCTTACTCGCAGACAGAGCCATTATTTGTGGCACATGAGTACTTATTGGGACAATTGTATCAAGCTATTATTGATGCATCATTATATGTAGAGAGTGCTAAACCAGAATCTACTGTTTCTTATATTACATCTGAAGGAGAATCAGCATTTGTACAAGTTAATGGAACAGATCTTAAGTTTAGAGATCTTAAAGTATTCTTAACTAATCGTCCAGAAGATCAAAAGATGTTCAACGAGATTCGTGGATTGTCTCAAGCTGTTTTACAGAATGGTGGAAGCTTACATGACATCATTGAGCTTTATTCTACAAACTCTGTTCGTCAGATGAAGAAAGTGTTTAAGACTCTTAAAGAGCGTCAAGAACAACTTGAAGATCAGAAAATGCAACAGCAACAACAGCAGATGGAACAGCAGCAACAACAATCTGAAGCTGCGTTACAACAAGCACAACAGATGCAACAAGAGAAAATTGCTAATGATAACTATCAAGCAGATCTAGATCGCATTAACAAAAAAGAAATTGCATTGATTGCAGCTGAGTCTAAAGCTGGTCCTTTAACAGATGCAGACACTAGTGGTGTTCCAGATGTTTTAGAAATCAGTAAACTAAATGCAGAAGAGTCTAGAGCTAACAAAGACTACCAAGCTAAGCTTGAAGAAATTCGTGGTAGAGATAGACAGAACTATGATAAAATGCAAATAGAGCGTGAAAAACTTCAAGTAGACTTAAAGAATCAAGATAATGATTTAGAGATTGCTAAAATTAATGCAAGGAATAGAGCATCAAAAAGTAAATAATTCTAACCATCTTGGTTAGAGAAGATTTTATTAATGCTATATTATCTTGAATATTCAGCGTTTTGAACTGTATTCTATTTGTTATTAATTTAATACAACATATTTTTATATCGAAAAACCAATTCAAAAAAACAAACTACGTATGGCCAATGACTTAGAAACCCCAAATCTTGGGAACTTCAGCATTCAGGATACCATGGAAATGGGTGTAGGAAGCACAGAGCTATTAAATGATTTAATGGGCCCTGATACAGCTTCAGCTAGTCCTGATGATATCAAAGATATTACAGCTGAAGATGCTCCAGCTCCTGCCACTAAAACAGCTAAAGCTTCTGCTAAGGTTGAGGAAGAGGAAGGAAAGACAGAAGACACTTCTAAATCAATCACAGATTTCTTATTAGGAGGTGATGATGAAGAAGAGGAAGAAGAAGTAGCTCCAATAGCGAAATCTAAAGAAGCTCCAGTAGCAGCATCTGAAGAAGACGATGATGATGAAGCTATCAATCCTTTTGCAGCATTTTCTAGAGACCTTTTTAAACTAGGAGGTTTCACAAAAGATGAAGATGAGGATGATGTACAAATCAACACAGCAGAAGAGTTCTTAGAACGCTTTGAATCTGAGAAGAAGAAAGGTGCATCAGAGATTGTAGAAAACTTTATAGGACGTTTTGGTGAAGATTATCAAAATGCCTTCACTGCAATATTCGTAAATGGTGTTGATCCTAAGGAGTACTTTGGCACATACAATGCTATCCAGTCGTTTAGCGATCTTGATTTATCAGACGAAGCGAACCAGATAGCAGTGATTAAACAGACTTTAGCTGATCAAGATTATGATCCTGAAGATATAACAACAGAGATCGAAAGACTCAAAAATTATGGTGATCTAGAAAGCGTTGCTGCTAAACATCATAAAGTGTTGGTTAAAAAAGA